ACTCCATATTTTCTATTTTCAGTTTTTCGTTTTCAACCAGTATATCATCTATATTCATATCTAATATATTAATATAAATATTTTTAAATCATTTGTGCGGATTTAAATCTTCAAAGGTATATATATACATATGAATAAACTTCAATCTTTTCTATTCATCATAACAGTATGTATTCTGATATACGTTATTTACCGATTTATATGGAAACGCGATATGATAGATAGAATAATTAATAAGATACAACGCAAGTCAACCAATACTCATTCTTGTAAAAATCCTACATGTAACTGCAATACAACTGAAGGTTTGGAACTATTTGGAACAAAACAGGGAGAATATAATGGATTGATTGATACTACTCCAACCAATATTGTATCATTGCCAAAAGATGATAAATATTTAAATCAACCGATTAAAGATTATGTCATTAAATCATCTTACAATAGCGCAGTTACTGGCAAACATGTAAATATGGAAATGATAACGTATTTACTTCACAGAGGCGTTCGCATGTTAGATTTTGAAATCATGTTAATACATGATAAACCGATGGTTACCTATACAAATGATAAAACTTTAGACACAAAGAAAACCGATGAAGTTTTATTATTAGATAATATTTTTAGTATGTTAGTTTCATCCGCATTCGTTCAACCCACCCCTAACGTACTTGACCCATTGTTTATACACTTAAGAATGAAGTCAAATGGGTCCGAATTATATAAACGTGTAGCAAAATCGATAGATAGTACATTACGTCCGAGGTTATATGATGGTAAAATTACAAAAAAAACACTTATGAAAGATATTATGGGTAAGATTGTTATTATTGTAGACAAAACAATTGATCGCAATTATTTATTAGAAGCGGAATGTCCGATTCGAGAACCAACTTGTTATGATTTAAAAAATTATATTAATATGGAAAGTGGTTCTGATATAGCACATATGTTTAATTATTCCGGATTATTAGGTTTAACACGAGATCATGTCCGCGTAGAAGACAAATGTGAATTATGTACGAATACTAAAAATATGAAGGTTGTTCTCCCCGATAGTGTTAATATTAATAGTAAAAATCCTAATATCAATGAATTTATCACAGGTTATGGGTGTCAGTTCACAACGTATAAATTTTATTCAAAAGATGAAGAACTAGAAATTTATGAAAACATGTTTGACGATAACAAGGGTGGCATTCTACCTTTAGCACTCACATTAGATTATCTGAAAAAAAATAAAGGATATCTTGATGAGGATGAATAAATAATGTATTCTTATTGTATAATGGTTAAATATAATAAGAAGAAAAAAACAGTAAAGCGAAAAACATACATCGCAAACAAGATATGTGACGATAAAATGACATTTCAAGATTGTGAACTTGCTGTATTGCGTCACGCGGTCGATCGAAACGAAGATATCAAAGGTAGACGAGTGGTGGGAAGCAGTGACGTTAAAGACATTTTAAAGATCGTAGAACAATTCATTGTTAACAAAAAATTAATATGTTATGGTGGAACCGCGATTAATAATATACTTCCCAAGTCAGTACAATTTTATAATAAGGACGTTGAAATCCCGGATTATGATTTTTTTTCACCTAATGCCATGGAAGACAGTAAGGAATTAGCCGATATATACCATAATGCTGGATATGTAGATGTTGAGGCAAAGGCGGGCATGCATTACGGTACATATAAAGTGTTTGTAAATTTTATACCAATCGCGGACATAACGCATTTGGTAAAACCATTATACACCGCGATTTATAAAGAGGCTATTAAAGTTGGAGGTATTCATTATACTCCTCCTAATTACTTACGAATGTCAATGTACCTAGAATTATCTCGCCCCGATGGTGACTCATCGAGGTGGGAAAAGGTTTTAAAACGATTAAATTTATTAAACAAATATAGACCCATGACAACACCCAATTGTGAAAAGATCGACTTTCAACGAAGATTAGATACTAAAAGTAACGATGAGGAGAAGTTGTATATTGTTGTACGTGATACATTAATAAGCGAGGACGTTGTGTTTTTTGGAGGCTATGCTTCAGGAATGTATTCAAAATATATGGATAGTAGAAAGAGACGTAAACTACAGAAAATTCCCGACTTTGATGTTTTATCGGATGATCCTGATTATACCGCATTGCGGTTAAAAGAACAATTAGAGGAATCCAATTTTAACGATATACGATTAGTACACAATAAGGAAGTCGGTGAAGTTGTTCCCGAAAATATAGAAGTCACAATAGGGAAAGACGAAATTATCGCTATTATACACAAACCAATCGGATGTCACAGTTACAATGAAGTATATATTGATAACAATAAGGTCAAAATTGCCACTATCGATACTATTATGAGTTTGTACTTAAGTTTCATATATATAGACAAGGAGACTCACAACGATCGGTTAGTATGTATGGCAAAATATTTGTTTGATCTTCAAGAAGAACATAGATTAACACAGGGTGGATTATTAAAACGATTTACAAATACTTGTTATGGTAAACAAAAGACGCTTGAAGATATTCGTTCAGAAAAAGCAAACAAGTATAAAGAATTAGGGTCGAATCGTACTTCGAAAGAATATGAAGAATGGTTTTTAAAGTACACTCCAAGTGATTCGGTAACCAAGAAGTCAAAATCGAAGTCGAAGTCGAATACGACAAAGAAAAAAACATCCGTTTTACCAAAAATAAAAAGGACGAAGTTACTCAAATTCTTCGGTCTTACAGACTGATTAAAAAATTGGTAAATTTGGTAATTGTATAATAAACGTTACCGAATAGAAGACTTTTAAATAATAATCCGTATAGGTTAAAGTTTCCGTCATCACTATACAAAGACAAAAATGAAAATCGCTTGAATATGTATGTGTTAATCACTGGAAGTTGGAAGAGGAAATATAAAATAGAGACAAATAATGGTACTTGTAGATCGGTGAGTATGTTATCGAGATATTGATTGCTACTTTTGTCTCTTTCAAATTTTTGAATATTTTTTTCCGTAAATAGTTCTTGTTCTCGTACATAATCGGTTGTTTTCTCGACAGGTGGTATATAATTAGGTTGAATTTGCTCGTCTCTCGAATATTGTTCGGAGTTATTTGGTATGTGTCTTGACGGAAGTCGCTGTTGCTGTTGTGGCATAATCGCCATGCGTTGTTCTTCAGATAAATACTGTGGTGTTTCCTGTGTGGGTACATTAGAAGTTATTTCAGGACGCGACATAGTTGATTGTTCGGGTGAAGGCATGATTGGATTTTGTTCTGAAACGCCATATGGATTTGGATGAACGTTAATCGGATTATAATTGTTAGGCAACTCTGCTAGTTTTTGAGAACCTATATTCATATTTTGCTGTGGCACCTGCGAAGATTGGCTATTTGATTGAGGTAAATCAGAAATACGCGTAGTGGTGTTCTCCATTTTGTACTATATAATATTGTATAACAAAGATTGTATAGTCTGACGAATATTTTCTAAATATAAATTTATTCTGGATCGATTTTTTCAGAGACTCCGATTATTCGTTTCGTTGAGTCACATGTTGAAGATTCGCTTTTATATTTATAACACTTGTCATCATGCTTAAACGTTTTATCCTTTATATCCGTGATAACAGGTCCGTTAAAAAGAATGCAATTTTTATCGGTACATGCCTTTCTGAAAAGACTTGCTAGGCCTAAACCTAATAGAATCGATATTAGCGTTTGTCCTAAATCTGTGTGTAATAATCGTTGTAAATTCATGTATACAATACCATCATAAAAATTCGAAATGCTAATTTATCACTTATCATTTCGAATTTATGTAGTATGTCATAAATTTGATATTGTATGAACTAACACATATATCCCTGAAAAAAATTATCTAATACATCGTTATTTACACTATCTTTGAGATGATCCGTAATTTCGTCTTTTGTTGGTTTTCTATTGTAAAATTTATGGAATTCATTTATGAATTCAGTAATTTTTTCAGTATGTGGACGATACACTTCTTCTCGTTCGTCGTCATCAATATCTATTTTTAATTCTAAATTGTTATTCGTGGGTTCATTAACAATATCTTCATCTTCCTCCAACTCTATGTTATTAGTATTCTTCACGATAAACATGTTAGTCAATCTGTTTTTCAGGGTCGTATGTCTATGGTGTTTGTCATATAGAAATTCGTCATGTTCTCGTTCAATATGACTTGGCGCAATAGCAGGATACGATTCGTTTATTTTACTACTCTCCTCCTTTTCACGGTTCAATAATTCTCGTTCTTTTTTGTCAATCCATTGCTGATCTATGTATTTCTGTGTTATTTTTACATTATTTTCAAGTGTTCGACTTTGTTCTCGTAAAGCATATTTTTCAGGGTTTCTTAATCTATCATATGAAACTCCCAAAGATTTACTTACTTTAGAATGAAGAGGTGGAGGCAATTCAATCTTATTAACCCATCCTCGTACTGAAGAATTACCCCTTTTGTATAATAATAACTCTTCCATATCTGATAATATATCATAAACTAGGTCAGATGGTTCTTCAGGTTGACTTCTACTTTTGATTTTTTCATATTCATTGAATTTCTCATCTAAAAAATCCTTTCCAGTAATTTTGCGTTGACTTCTATCTATGGAAATCATTTTATAAATATCGATACTAATACGATAATATTCTTTATGTGTAGACAATTCTATTTCCATTTTATCTTGATATTTCATAAACATTTCTATACCAGTTATAATACCACATATCAATGAAATACCACTACTTATTATCGATACATTGCTTTGTTTAACAAACTCATGTAATCCAACAGATGCAAACGTATTTATACCACTCAATATAATGATTGGTATTCTAAACCATTTTATTTGGCTTTTTGCATGCTGATACTTGTATTTATGAAAATTACTTAATTGACAACAATTTATTCTTAACTTATCTAAAACACGTTCAATGGTATTCGACCATGTATTTGCTATATTTATATTTTCAGTTGATACCATTTGTTCTGGCATCTCATATGGATTTTCATCGCTATTAACTGTCATTATGTATAGAGACAGATTCTTTGTATATTTTACATACGCATAAACATATGTAAAATATTAAGACTGTACTGGGATGCTGCTTATTTCACTTTCATCCGTCGGACAATCGACTTCTTCTTGCTTAAATTTGAAACATGAGTCGGTACTATCGCGATACTGTAATATGTCTATGTTTTCGGGAGTTGGATATACGTAAATTTTACGCATATCGGGCATAGTTATATACACCGCGAATAATCCAAATGCTAAACTAAACAAAAAAAACTTAAACTTTATGTATTTGAAAAGACCCATAATTACAATATATATAGATTAAAAATTACACATAAATTTACTTCTTCTTCTTCTTCTTCTTCTTGTTTGTTTTTTCTTCGACTTTAGGCTTGTCATCTTCTTCTAGATATTTCAATAGATCCGGATGGATAAATGATTTTTCTTGGGAACTTTCGTCATTCAATTTAAATACATAATTACTGTCCCCAGTAGAGTTCAATGAAAATTTTGCGGCCAACTTCTCCTGGGCTTCAATGCGTTGTTGTACCAAGATTGCTTCTTGCCTTGCCTTCTCCATCATTTTTTCTTGTTTAGCCCGGTGACGCGACATCATGTCCTCCTTCAGTTTTGTAGTTTTTGTCATGCGATTTATTGCGTTCGTATCTAATTTCATATTTTTACCCAATCCTTTCGCCATTGTAGCAAACATATCTCCCATGTCAGCACCTCCATTTCCAGCACCACCCATTCCCTTTGCCATTTTTGAAAACATATCTCCCATTCCAGCACCACCCATTCCCTTTGCCATTTTTGAAAACATATCTCCCATTCCAGCACCACCCATTCCCTTTGCCATTTTTGAAAACATCTCGGTAAATTCCTCGCCACCGGATGATTCTTTCATTTTACCTAAAAGGTCACCTGCTTCTTTCATGATTTCTTCTCGCGAAATATCGCCATTTTTTAATTTTGCGTCCAATTTACCACCCACAGTCTTCATTAACCCCATAATCTTTGCAGGGTTTTTCATGAGTTTCTTTATTACGTCTTGTGGATTCGCATTTTCATGACCTTCACCTAATATATCTTCGAACTCTCCCGAAATCTCTTCAGCCATTTCTTTCGCCAATGACCCAATCTTACCGTTAAAAAGGGCTTTTAAATGGTCCTGCATATTTTCCATATCAGGCATACCATCCATATTGGATGATTTTGGTGTTTCTTCAGATGATTTGTTATCATCGGGCGTTTCACTATTGGGCGTATCTGTATCCATATTCTTAAAAAAATCAGTTAACCCCGACATGGTCTCGTTCATTTTTTCCTGGAGTTCATCCTCATCTATACCTTCAAATAAATTCATTGAATCGCCGAATGATGACTTATCCTTTATACCACCGACGACAGTAAATAGAACAAGTTGAAGATATTTCCAAATGGTTTTTCTTATATTATCGGTGACTCCTTCGGAATTGTATAGTAGTTTGAAATCTATATTTGGTAAAAAATGAGTATTCGATTCGTCTTTCTCGGAAAATATATCACTATTTTGATAGAGAATATCGAAAAAACGTTCGGGATATACGTTCATACAAAATTTATACAAATCTTCTAATTCCGTCTCATTCATCGTACTTGACATATCCTTCCATACATCATTATATTCGGGAAATGTTGTTGAAAGATCGCTCGTAAAATCACTTATGACGGTAGCAAAGTTAGTGGGAATTTGAATATTTTCCATTATTACATTATAATCGCCAACGTATTTAATTTGTTTTCTCGTTAAGTTACTTATTCATATCATGATATCTATCTAATATTTTAGGTATAGGGGTCAGATTAAGGGACGTATGTTCTTTTTTATTTACCAATTGAATATTCGTCGGGTATTCATTGTTGTCAAAATACATCCTCTTTTCTCGACGAAGTTTTGGTTTTTTAATAACATATTCTACATCTTCCCCAGGAATTTGTAACGTTAATTTGCGTTTATTTTTATGTGAATCCATATAGAATATACTACTATTATGTTTATGTTTGTGTATTTTGTATACTTGTAGGTAAAAAATTGAATTACTAAATATCTTATCATTGTATGCATCAATACAAATTAACATACATAGTTATTACCAAGATGTCAATAATTCAAATATATATTCCTCGCATTCTAGGCTCTGTCAAAAAGAGTGAAATTCGGGATGTTTTTATCCACATGGATATTGGTACCGTGAAAGATATAGATATGCGTTATAAGATGAATGAAAATAGACATCCATATTACTACGCATTTATCGATATTCAACTATTTGGTACTGAACGGGCTAACACGTTTAAATCTAGTTTAAATACACACGGCATGCTACGCTTATTATATGATGAAGAAGCCGCACAATATTGGGAGATTCGATTACATGTTGAAAAGAAGAAACGAAATAATGCCCCCCATATTAATCGATCTACAGTGCCATTCTACCGATATTGTACTCTAGGTGGTAATGCAAATTCAAAATTACATGAAAGTACATGTCACAATCAAGAGACCCGCGAATATAAACAGTACAACATGTGGGAAACAGGATTCGATCTATTAGTATAATATTCAACAACTCTGCAAATAAGCAAATAATTAACAAGTCATTTATTCTGTAACATATAAATAAGTTCAATCTTTTTTTGTTCTATAAATATATACCACGATGAATGTATTGTCATTGAATCTAGATAAGTTAAAAAATACGTTTCAAAATATACTTTTATTGCGTAATGATGTTACTAAAGCAAAGGACCAGATTAATCTAAAAATAGAACATCTTAAATTATCATATCAAGAACTTTCTAAACACACTACCAAAAAATCATTATTATTTAGTTTAGACTCATTCTTCTTTCAATATAAATTATTTTCTCTTGAACTCGAGAACATGAACAAAACAAGAATACTGTTAAATAATAGAATGTATTGCGATTACTATAAATTATATATGCTAATCACTATGTATATACAAGACAATGCGGATGATTTAAGTGCTGAAGAACAGGAATTTAGAACATACCCAGTATATAAAGATTTAGAACCGTTCCAAGAATATAATTTAGAAGATATCAAAAATATGCATTCAGACATTATGAAATTTGTTAATTATTTGTACGAATGCTATGAAAAAAATCACGAAAATATTGTTAATTATAATAAAAAATCTAGGATTGGATTTTCAATATCAAATATGTTGAATACATTAGAACATGAGAATTCAATACTAAATCAGCAAATGACTC